GTCCTACAGGAAGCAAATCAGTGAACTGGTCTACAGAAGTGCTAACAGACTTGTCATGATGTGCAAGATTGATAAACTCAGAAAGAGATTTAAGAGCACGATACTCACGCAAAGAATACTCAAGCCCAACAGTGCTAAGAAGAGATTTTTTAACGACAAGAGTTGCCGCCCTTCTACTTATTCTGCGTTCAGCAGAAAACTCGGAGTTGGCTTTATCAACAATGGAGTAGACCTTTTTCTTAAGTCTTTTAGCTTGCTCTTTCGTGGAAAGAGTTTTATTGCTTAGACTGAGTTTATGCGAGTGTCTACGCATGGTCTACATTCTCCTTTAACGGTAGCAAGTCAGCATCAATACTTTGATAGCCGTACTCAGCCAAATCTAGGGCTCTGTCGAATGGGTTTTGATTGTCTTTTACACCACGAGCCCACGCTGCTTTAAGTGAAGGCTCAATTTCATATCCAAAACCTGAAAACTCTGCCATCGCAAGAATTGCTTCTTCTATAGAGGCATATTCTTCCTGGTCTTTAATCTCTACAGTAAGTTCTGCATCATAGTTTTCCTCGAGTAAGGCTCCTGCAGTAACTGCTGAGTTAGATTTCTTTGAACTCCTTGGGTGCGAAGCAGGAAGAAGGTCGTTATCTGTTGTGTAATTGGAGTTTGCTGGCTTACCAGACTTCAACAAACGAAGGAAAGCATTAACTCGACCCATAGCCCATTGGTCGCGAGTCATTCCAGGACGGTGCGAAGTGGAGAATGCTCCTGCGCCTCGTCGGTAGACTGCCTTAAGCATAGATAGAGAGGCTTTTCTTCCGTTAGGAGCGCTCTCATTGTGCTTAGAGACTTTCTCTTTTAAACTTTTTTCAATTTTGTCAGAGAACTTTACTTTTCGAGCGCTCTTTGTTCCAGAAGCAGAGCCCGCTTTGTTAGTTTTCGACCCTTTAATTCTGTCCTTCTTTGGTGCAGGAGTTTTTGCAAGGCTTCCCGCAGCAAAAACAGGCTGTTCATCCATAAAAACCTCTTCGGTCTCTACTTCTACAGGTTGAACAGCCTCAGATTCCCCCGAGGACTCAGAAGTAAGGAAAGCATTTAACTGCCAACGCCATTTTTTGTGCATATCAATGCGACCAGCAATAAAATCTGCAATTCCTTGCTCGTTAGCGGCGTCTGCAACAGAAAAGCAATTATCAAGAGAGCGAATCATAATTTCATTGGAATCGTAGAGGTCTTTACACATAGACATTGCGTTCGTTCCAACATTTGCATCTTTAACAGAAGAGAGTTGAGCGAATTCAACAAGTTTGTAAGGAGCAAAAGCACCAAGTTTTCTCATGTTCTCTGCAAGAGCATCAAAAGAAGAGTAAATATCCTCATAAATGTCAGCAAAGAAATCATGGAACTGTGAAAAATCATTTCCAACAACGTTCCAGTGATGGCCATGAGCCTTGAAGTAGAGAACAACAGCATTACCTAAAGTCTCCGCTAATGCCTCTGATACTTCTGGCTTTTCAATAGAAAAATCTTGTGCCATTTTTAGATTCCTTCCTGCGGCGTTTCAGGTACTTCTTCTTGAGGTACTTCTTCTGGTGTTTGCGGAGCTTGCGATGTTTGACCAGAAAGAATCTGTTCTACCTCTGGAGGTAGTGGAGCAACGGAAGCTGCTTGTTGACTTTGTCGCACTGCGTTCATCATCTCTGGTGCAATAGCACCAAGCATTGCTTCGGTAAGTTCTGGAGTAATAGTTCCTCTTTCGCGAAGCATACGAATAGCAGTTTCGTTAGAGGTTGGAGCATCTGCGTTAGTAAATCCATGCGCTCTGCGCCATGACTCGTAAGAAATTGCTCCGCGGTCAAATCCTGAATCAGCATCGGCTGCGCGGTCATTGCGTGTGGAAACTGCTGATGGGTCATACCAAATAACAATTCGGTCTACTTCTGATTGTGGATAACCATTTGCTACAAGGTATGGTCGAAGATAAACAACGGTAAGAGAGTCTGCAATAAGAAGCATTAAAGGTTCGATGTGTGTTTTGTAAAGAGTCTCATCTATTTGCAGTGCGTTGGAGTACTTAACATTAGCAAGACCAGTAATCATATCTTTAGGAACATCGAGACCTTGCAAAATACGCTCAAGAACTCGGTCTGAACGCTCAGCAAGTTGTGGGTCAAAGGAGCGCTCGAACTTGAACTGCTTAATTTTGTCGCCAAGTTCGGCAGGACCGCGAATAATGAGCGGAACAACTGCGCTAGCAGACTCTTCATCACGAATAGGAGTGGTCATCGCATCAATGAGTTGGTCTTCAAACTCATCTTCTGCTTCCTCAACAGTAAATCCTGGATTTAAATCGTTATCGTCGTCATACGGGAAATCCCCGTCGCCTTGTGCGGCAACGGAGAGCCCGTCGGGAAGATAGAGTGCGCCCGCGTTGAGACGAGAACGTGCTGTGGCACGGAAAGTTCTATTAAGGAGAAGAAGTTCAGCGCAAAGGTCAAGCAAACCGCGAATCGACGAATCTGCTTCGTCAGAAAAACGTGGATGTGAACGCCAAATGCGACCAACAAAAGCTTTGCTATTAAGTTTAAGAGGGTTGTTTCCAGAACTATATGCGGTCTGTCCTGTCACTTGTTCTCTACGCCCAATAAGGTTAAACCCACCTCGAACATCAGCAAGAAGTTCATCAACAGATTTGATATCCCATGACTCAGGGATGCCATGTCCTGGCTTTTCTGGAACTTGAACAAGATAACATTCACCAGCAACGCTCAAATTAAGTGCTGCATCACGAAGGAGACCTGCTTGTCCGCCGTATGCTGAATCTAAACGTGATAACGCACGTTCTGCTGCGGCTGCAAGGGATGGGTCTACAGTAGAAGAAGTACGAACAGAGTTTGGTGCTTCTGCAGGATTATCAACAACTGCTGCGTAGAGTCGAATGCGTGAGATGACAGATGCAACAAGATTAAATGCGTATTTAATTTCTCCGATAGCGTCGTAATACTCCCAGGCTTCTTGTTGCCATGAACTCGAACCTGCAGAGCGACGTGCTTTAAATTGCTCGAATTCTCCCTTGTCATTAATTTTAATTTGAGCAGCAGCAGCGGTGAGGGTTCGCGGTGTGCTGTATGTAGGGGTAGGGAGAGGGTTAAAGAATATGGAGGAAGCACCAGTTATAGGTGCTTGACTATTAATCCGTTGAGTAGATGCCGACGCTCGAAGCGGCTGAGAAGCGCTGTCGGCGTTTTGGCCTTGTTCTGTGCGTCTAAAGACGGCCACTGATACTCCCGTTCATTAAGTTACGGAACATGAAGTCAATCTCTCTCTTCATGTGCGGCTAATAGTCCTGCCACTGCAGATAAAGCAAGAATGCTTTCTACAGCTTTCGTCCCACTAGGCATAATTGTACGCGATATTTGTAGACCTGATGCTATCCAAATGCTGGTACACCAGTCGCAGGTAATTAAGTATCCAATTTTTGTTGATTCAGGAGGATACTTCTTCCAAATTTTTTCTCTCAAGGGCTCTGCGATGCTATCTCGCGTCACCATCCGCGTGAGGCGATAGGTGGCAAGACCTGCAATGACAAAAGTTAAAGGGCTCATGAGTAGAGTATCTTCCCATAAGGGTTCCACGATTTTAGGCGCGACCCGCATCCACAATTAGTATCCTTGGAGAAGATAACAAACTTGCCCGAGGCGGTCTGTGCCTTATGTACTCTATTTTCCTTTTTATATTGTACTATTGCCTCTTTAAAAATAACAACAATTCCCGTAGGGGAGTCTTGACCAATAAGAATCCCGTCATTAATAACAACAATGCGGATTCTCCCAAGGCGCTTACCCGCCGCGGGGAGCGGGGTTTGCATCGTCAAAGCATCGATGTCGCTAGCGGTGTCAGGCGGAAAAAATAAGGCTTCAGCAGGGAAAACATCAGCCTGTAACTTCACTTTGCCAGCCTTTTTGCCATTGCTCGGTAACTAACACCCGCTGCTTTAGCAAGTTCTACGGCTGGAACCCCCTTTTTTCGTAAATACTTGACCAGTTCGGTGAGTTTTTGGTTTGCCGCGGCAGGAGCAGAGGCAGGATCCATTTTGGAACGATATTTTCTGGCTTGTAGGGAGAGATTTTTAATTTCAGCCTCGTACTCGTGTTGGAGCGGAATGGGCGCCGGAAAATTTGGCTCTGGAAGTGGGTGATTTGCTTCAATATGAGTCGTAGCCTCGACCCGAGAGAGGCGGTAATGAAGCGTTGCCTTGGGAACGGGCGGAGAGAAAGAGTTTCCTATCTCGGAGAGCGACCAACCTATAGTCCACAAGCCCTTCATACGAGCCAGTTTCAACTCCATAGGGAGGCTAAGGATAAAGTCAATTTCTTCGTTAGGCAAAGTTGTTCTGTTCATAATCGTATAGTACAGGGAATGAGAGGAGGTGATTTTTTGAACGAAGATGAACCTTAACGATTTTTGACTTGGGCCTGTGAGAAGGCAGTTGTTATTGTGTCCGATTTGTCCAAATCGTTTCCTAAATTATTTTTGCCCCATAACCGTTGATTTTATTATTTTGTCCGATTTGTCGTTACTGAGTGTTACATGAGCATAGATATAAAAATAAATGAGAGAAAACATAAAACAAAAATAAAAAAATTATTTTCTCTACCTCTAGTAGAGGTTGAGGGTTATCAAGTCTAGCTATCAAGTAGAGGTTGAAGGTTATAGTCAAGTGTGCTAAGTCTAAAGGTGTAGTAGAGAGTCAGGGTTCTAAAAATAAATTATAAATAGTTTGAATGGGTCGAATTGCTACTGGCGAGTAACTTATCTGGCTATATGCCTATATGCCTATCTGCCTATGCTTGACTATTTCTGATTATTCTATATAGTTGTCTTATATAACTATCTGGGGGTGATTATGAAAGGTAACTGGGTCGCGGTTGATGTTCTGCCTAACTGTGATGTCTGTGGCGCTGTGGCTTCCTATGACGCTTTACTCTTTGGCTCTAAGTGGGGTTATGCTTGCCAAGAGTGCTTCGATAATTTCGGGGCTGCCGTAGGGCTAGGCTTAGGTCAGCGTTTGGTTCTCCGCAAGTAACTTAGACAAAACGGACATACCGCACGATATAACTATGACCAAAATGACTGGATTATTATTTGACTTCTATACCTACTAGGTATAATCTTTACTCATAACTAAATAACACAACCGAAAAGAAAAGGGGAAATAAAATGAACTTCTTTGGAAATGTAGCTGACTGGATTGAAGATAACTTTGCTATCGCTGGACCTGTAGGTGCGTTTATCGGTATAGCCGTAGCGGTTACGATAGCGCTACTAACACGCTAAAGTAAAAGTAAAAGTAACCCTCCGCAAGGGGGGTTACAACCTAAACAACTAAATAAATAAAAAACCAACTAGAAAAGGGGAAATAAAATGAATACCTGCTCCGCATGTAACACTACTGAAAATATCGTTCACTCAGGCGTAGATGCTTTCGCTCTAGGGGTAATGGATAGGGTCGGCCAAATCTGCTACGAGTGCGCTCATGCTGAATACCGCAGAAACTACCTAATCGAAGAAAGCCTCGCAGGGCTTGACTAAAGATAAAAATACTAACCCCCCGCAAGGGGGGTTAGGTATCTTCACACGCAAAAAACAAATAACCGCAAATAAAAACAAGAAAGGGAAGATAAATGAGTAAAGCAAGAAAAGAACTAGGTCTGACTTGGTGGAGTTATGTTACCCACGCTTGGCACAAACTTCGGTACTCAACTTCTAGAAAGTACCGCAACGAGTGGGACGCTTGGGAAAATGAACTCACCGCAATTACAAAATATCTACATAAGAAAGGGCTTCTAGACAAATGAGCGTAAAAGAATTATTTGGACATATCGGCAAAAGCGGACTTCTCCCACTTGACGGCATACAAATAAAAGTAATGGTAAAAGATGTAAAGACTTCCTACGGGGTGGAGAGGTTTCTCATCGCTCCAGAGGCAGGGTCGGGAGAGGTCTGGGTCAATGCTGAGCGAGTTTCTTTATCCGCATAGGTTCTTGACTTCTATCCGTATTAGTTGTAATCTATACTCATAACTAAATAACCGCTAACGAAAGGGTCTAAAAATGGAAATGTATATTGGTGGAGAACTTATAGATTTCTCAAATGAAGAATACTTTGACGGCATACAAAATCAAGAGTGGGTTGATACAGACCTCTACTATGAAAAGGGCTAAGTCCAACCTCAACCCCCCGCAAGGGGGGTTATTTTTTTTCTGACTGAAATGACTGAATATAGTATTGACTTATAGCCTATAGTTATGTAGTATAGTCTTATTAGTTCATAGGGGACTAATCTAAAGAAGGGGATATAAAATGACCGCAACTCTCGTAATGTTAGTTATGTTTGTAATCGCTCCACTTGCTTTATTGTCTTTCGGTATTGCTATGGAAAAGTGGGCTAACCGCAACGATGAAGAAGAAGACGAGTTCTACGCAATTTAGTAACAAAAAAGAGAGAGGGCGGGGATAATCTCCCTGCCCTCTTTCTTTTACCGCAATAACTTATTTCTTTTTACTAACCGCAGACTTCTTATCTACCTTATTAAAAATCTCATCAACTTCCTGGGCAGATAATTTTCCATCATTGAGGTAAGCTCTAGATAGACCCTCTACAACAGTAGCAACTCCACCTACACCAGCTACCAAAATAGCTTGCCACAGCTCAATTCCGGCAATAGTTCCGGCTCCAATAACAGATAAACCAGAGGACATAAATACAGCTAGGATACGAGCTAATATCTTCTTAAATTGTTCTAGGGACACTTTTTCTCCTTGGGAAAGGTTGTAACAATTTTACCGCGTAATAAAAAAGTGATAATTAGGACAAAAAGATAGCTCCGTGTATTTTTATAGTCTTGCGTATAGCTAACTAATTTGGTACACTTACACCAAGAAGCCAAGCCATAGGGGGCAAGGCAGCCAAAAAAGGGGAATCAAATGGCTCAAATCATTAAAGACGAAGATCTCATTTCAATAATGAACGGCACAAATAAAAACGGAAAGAAAGTCTTTCTCGCAATTTTCGAGCCTCGCAAAAACTCTTTTCCACAAATGGACGGGCGCTCTATAATCTTCCACGCAAACACAAAGGCAGAGGCAGAGAACCTAGCCAAAGAATATGGCAGAAGGATTTTAGATAGAAACTTACAGTATCTAGGTGTTGCGTAAGCCTTCTATAAACTTTAGAGTTAGAGAGAAGCCCTCCGGAAACGGGGGGCTTTCTTCTTTTAATTTTTACCTTGATTAAAGTTAGAAACTTAGCTTAACCGCACAACTAAGCGGCGAGCGCAAACCGGGAAAATAATTTATGAGCTAGATTAGTCTTCCAGCTGCATAGGGGTTCCGGCTAACAGAGCCTCTACAGTTTCTCGGGAAAATACTCCATCAACAGTTAGGCCCTTATCAGCTTGGAACTTCTTTACAGCTTCCACCGCGTAATCGTCTATCCAACCGGGTCTGCCGTATGAAGCTTCTACATAACCCAGCTCGGTGAGTCGAGTCTTTACCGCAATAACAGAAGCTGAGTTCCGGCTATTTGCTTTATATACGAGCTTGCTGAGCTTTACAGCTTCACCCGCAAAAGTTGTAACTCCAAGCTCGGTCCCAGCTGAGGAATTATTTTTATATTTTTTCTGAACTGGAACCGGAGCCGGAGATTCTTCAGGTGTAGGAACTGGAGCTGGCTCCTCTACTACCGGAGCTGGAGCTGAAACTTCCGGCTGAACCGGAGCTTCTACTACAGATTCTATTTTTTCCTCTACAGTAACTGAGCTAACCTCGTCAATAATAGCTGGAGCTGGCTCATGGACCGCGTTAGCTATATTATCCTGATTTGGTAGGTTATCACTCATTTATACTCCTTTAGGAAAATCCTTTAGTCTTAGTTTGTAGGCTCCTGAGCGATATACGCTCCAAGCCTTCCAATTCTTTCCACCATTACTCATATGATACGCGATTCTTGCGTTCCTTATTGGATTGAATAAAGCGCTATTAGAATCTAAGTCGAACTTATCTCTACGAGATACGCCCGTGCTATCTATCATATTTATTTGGAATATCCCATAAGAATTATCTCCAGTTTTTCTATTGCCATTGTGAGCAAGGGGTCTGCCATTTGATTCGGCTTTAGAGATAGCCCACGCTATTTTCAAGGAACTGCCCTTGAATCCAGCATAGCGAAGAACCTCAACCAACTCTTTGTCGGACAACTTATCCGCGTTAGAGAGAACAGATATTCGCTTGGCCGTAATTTTCTTTATTACTGAGCGCTGAGTAGGTTTCATACTAACAGCCTTATGCTCTATGGTGAACCACTTAGCATTTCTTTGTTTTACTTCTAGTGCTTGCGCCCTTTGGTCGGCAAGGTAAATCGTTGAAGATACAACCATAACAAGGGCAAGGGTGAATCTTGTAAAAAACTCAACCTTGTTTTTATACATAAAGGAATCCTTTGATAGGGGACAGGGACTTGACTCGTTTGAGCCTTAGGGGTCGCTTGGCAACCATCTATCTTGGGTGTCTAATTCGTCGTTTGTATTCCGTCTCTACTTCGTGGGGTATAAGGATAGCATCCCTAAACCCTCTCTCGGCCAGCCAATACTGCTGAGGTGACGGCGCACAGACCAAGGGATACGCTGATCTCCGACAAAGAGAATATAGCGGTCAAAACGGACAAAGCGCCCAAAGCAACCGCAGATACGGCGCTCCAGACAAGGTTTTTAGGAATCTGAATCATCGAATAACTCCTTGAAATAGAGATTTTCCTTTGCTAGAACATAGCAACGGCGGAAAAGAAATGCGCTCATAGAAAGTGACGCAAAAAGTGCCAAAATAATCGCGAAAATATCGCCATTACCTAAATACATATCTAGCCCTCCTTCGAGATAGAGCAACGATCTACCTGACCGCGTAGGTCACAGTCTACCCACTTCCCGTGAAAAAAGACATTTATCCCTAGGGCGATTCCTATAACGGCGAGCGCGAGAACTACTTTACCCCTGCGTGTAAGTGTCAAACCTTCCATTTCATAACCCCTTTCTAGGTTGTTAGGATAATTGTATCAAATCTAAACTCTAAAGTCAAACTTTAGAGTTAGGCAGAATACTTTTTTCTTCTCGCTTGCGCGTTGAGATATGAGTAAGAACTTTTCCTAGAGGTAGAACTACGATACCTTTTAGGCTTGCCAATTCTCTTGACTCTCTTGTAAGTACCATATATGGCGCTATCAGGTAGTCCCCACATTTTTTATCCCCTTTCCTTTTCTTGATATAAGGATACAGGATAAGTCAGGGTAAGTCAAGAATAAAAGAAAAAATTTTATATTTAGTTCCGGACTCATGTCCGGATTTAGCTCCGGATTCAGCTCCGGATTTTTACCAACCAAACCGCGATTCATTCGGAACCTCGGTTATTTTTAGGGTCTCCCCCCTATGACCGCAGCGGTCACAAAAAAAGTAAATAGAGACAGGCTTATCATCCCGTAGCCAAACCATCCAGCGACTTAGCTTTCCGCAACCCTCGCAAGGGATTTGGATATAATGATCGCTAATACCGATAACCTTATGATTTCCGAAAGTGTAAGACATATTTCCCCCAATTTCTTAGTGTAACTATACAATAAAATTATTTAGAAGTCAATCCGGAGATAGCTCCGGAGCTAGAGGATTAGTAATCGTCCCCGTAGTACCCGTAATCTTCGTCGGTACCCCAACCAATACTTACGAGGGTGTCGGCGTCAGCTTCGACGTCGCTCATGTCGTACTCAGCTTCGTACTCTTCATCTACTTCTACTACGTCTTCGTTCATCATGGGTAAAGATTAGCATAAGTAAAAATAAAAGTCAAGTAGTAATCTCTCTCCGCGTGTCTATAAATCCGGAGATGGTTCCGGAACAGATATTATAAAAAAAGAAACCCTGCCAGAGGGGAAACTGGCAGGGAATTATATTTTTTCTAGTCTTCCAGGTAATCAAGCCAAGGGTCTAAGTGATGATTTTCGATAATAGCCCAGGCAGGGGCTTTACTATTACCGCGATAACTTATCCCTTCAGGTAACTCGATAAGCCTACCTGAGTCCATCTCGTTATACGCTTTGATGGCTTCGATACATGGTGTGACCATGCTCGTAGGTACAGGCGGATAATGATTACCGCGTAGGTGATAACTGATAGCAACCTCTAGGCTTACTCCTGATGAGGCTAATTCTTCCGCAACTATTCTTCCCATGTACTTACACCTTCCTTAGTGTGATTCTTCGTAACATTGACCAAAACACTCGCAACAATAAAGAGTTGTCGCAAGATAAAAAGAGTTAGCGACTACTTCATGCTTCGCTTCCTGCTCGAAACATGATGAGCAAAAGTCCCCTATTCCTAACATTGGTACTCCCTTTCTTTGACCCAACGATACACTAAATCAAATCATAAGTCAAACATTGACCGCATATATCTATGTCCTAAATGTCCGGATTTGAATGATGACCGAAATGACTAAAAATACTTTCCCTTACGCTTTGACTTAGATATAGAGATAGGGTAGTATTTCTCTTACACCTAGGGAAAGGGGGGAATATGAACCGCAGGTGGATTCTCGTCAAGGAAAGCGACGGACAACGCGGAATTGACGGCAAGAAAAAAATCTACGAAATTGTTCTTGAGGACAACATGGTAGAAATTCTTTGGGGTATGTTCGAGAAGGGCAGTAAGCAAACTGACCGCAAATACTTCTCTAACAGCCAAAAGGCTATGTCCTTTGCCTACGATAAGTATTGGGCAAAAATCGGCAAGGGCTACGAACTCGTAGTTAGCGCCTAAAAGATTTACCAAATGACCTCACCTCGAAAGGGGTGGGGTTGTTTGACTTCGCAAATGTAATTTGGTAGGATAGAGATATAAAGAAAGGGGAGAAATGATTATTTACATCTCTTGCTGGAAATGCGGCGAGCGCATGGCAGTACAAGAAAAAAATTATTCACATGGAATCGTGTGCGGAAATTGCTAAATTATTTTACAGACTGAACAGTAATAAAAAACGGCGCACCTGTTCCAGTATCTAACTTAGAAGAAATTGTTAGAGCCTGTTTGACCGCAGCCTTTACTTTGAGTTGAGTATATGTCTTACCATCAAGAGTGGCATAAAGAGAACCTAAAGCAAAAGAAGAACCAGAACCTATTGCGTAAATACCAGAATCATCATGACACCAAGCATAATCTTCACCAATTTCATATACCCTGCCATGAACCACTACAAGGATATTCGATTCATGTTCTCCATCTTTTCCATAAGAAGATTCCTCAAAACAATTTTTCAACTCTGAAAGAAACTGAGTTGCCATAAACTTATCTAACCGCGCTCCTTTAAGATTTCCTGGAGCTGGGGGTTTGAAAACATGGGAAAGAATATTTATAGCTCGCATATCACCAGCTGCTCCAAGAAGATATGCGCCATTCTGAAACATCTTTGGAGATTCTTTGGTTAGCGTATAGATTCTACTTCCAGCTCCATCATCAACAACTCTGGAATCGTAACCAACAACAGCCCAGTTAGGACCTTGAACTCCAATAATTGTTGTCATTCATCACCAGAGTTCCAGAGAACATCTCTTAACCGCGCATCATATTTATCCCCAGAATAAGAATTATGCGAAGAAACATCTTCATCATTTATCAACTTATCTAAAGAGAGAACCGCAGTACAGTCTGGCTCATCAAACATGATGACGAGCTTAGTATCTCCATCATTAGGGTCATCAACTATTGCAGCATAGAAAGGGCTAGCGCCCCCATTATGGTGATAAAACTTTTCCACTACTTTGAGATAATTCATGGGGAAAAGAATACCCCCGCAGAGCGGGGGTTATTTTTTAGACACAGTTTGGCTTACTCGCAACTTCCATAAACTTCTTCCCAACACTCAGGGTGAGTTCCCGTCATGAGTTGTTCCCTAAGAGCAACACTTAATTCGGGGTAAGCGTCTTGAATAAGAGCGCCTAATTGACGGCGTAGGAAGCCTTCCATTGGTACATCAACAGAACCTTCTGAACCGCAATGAAAACACTTTGGCGTTTCTACTGTGTAGGTAGTGTTCTCTACCATCTCTGAAAAACTATTAAACATCTTTATTCCCCTTTCATTTTTGTCTTGATACAAATAATACTAAAATAAAATAAATAAGTCAAATATAAAATTATATTTTTCTCGTCAATGACCAAAATGACCGAACCTCCCTAACTCTCAAGGGGGGAGAGTGGGAGGCTCGGGAGCGCTCAGATTGGGTAAGCGCTCTACTCAACCCGCGTTGATGGTGAAAGGGGGTACCATCTTCGTCGGGGAGAGAATTATTCTACTGGAAAAAATAAACCCCCTATTTCTAGGGGGTTTAGTTTCAGAAACCCTAGAGCATTTTTTCCCACTTCTTAGAATACTCGGCGAGCGCACATTTGTAATCCTCTAAGGATAGTTTTGCCGTGTAATAGCCAACTCGTTCCGACATAAGAGAGAGTTTTACTATAAGGTCAATAACATCACTCGTAACATCTTTATTTATCAAATGAATAATTTTCCTAATCAACTTATCCTGGTCTAATTTATTGTCAATAAGTTGATCCTTGAACAATTCTGTGAGAGTATCTGTTTTCATTTTTTCCCTTTCCTTTGTGTTGAGATAACTATAACATTTTTTCTTTAGTAAGTCAAATATATTTTTACCGCGCTAGAGAATCTCTCCTAATCTTGGTAGCGTGGAATAACCATCTGTATTTGGGTGGCATCTAGCGCAAAGAATCCCTTGCTCACCTTGCTTCGCCCAAGATCTCAATGCGTGTCTTCCGCAAGCGTTACAAACAATCAACAACTCTGCCCATTCAACTGGCATTGGCTTCCAACCAACAGGTGTATCCATTTTTTCCCCCTTTCTTTTTGTGTTGAGAAAACTATAACATTTTTTCTTTGATTAGTAAAGTCCTAACTCACCCGCGTAGAGCGAGTGAGTTAGAACCTAGTCTTTTAGTTGTAGAGAGCGCTAGAGAGGTAAGCAACGGGGATAACCCGACTATTGTAAGCGAGCCACTTCTCTACATCTTCCTCAGAAAGTCCAAGCGTGTAACCTTCTTCGTCCGCACCACCCGTGATGATCACATCTCCGAGAATCGGATTTCCAACGCCAAAAGTTTCTGAATAAATTGCTGAGGCAATCATATTGAGGTCACGGCGCTCGGCAATAGCATTTTCGTTACACCACATATCTTCGTTCTCAGAGAGACGAACACACTCGATATAACCACCAACCGCACCTGAAAGAGTGTCGTAAGAATTTTCGTGAGAAAACTCGACAACGCTCTTTGTGCCATCTGTTCTAATAATTACTGCTTTCATGATCTTTCCCCTTCTTTCTGTTTGGTTTCCTAACCTTACTAAAATAAATTACAAAAGTCAATTACCTAGCAAAACTTCCCGCTAGTGTTACCTGCCAGTCAATAGGATCACCAAGCGGTAGCCCCTCGTCTTGCGTCATCTTTTGGAGAGCAAGGAACTTAGCCTCTTCCTCCGTATCAGCATAAACGACAGTAATAATAGAAAAATAGTCATACGTCAGCGTCACTGTGTAATCGTTCATTACCTACTCGATTCCTCTCTAGGGCAGTCCTCTGCCAGTTGTCCCTCTCCATTAGTACCTTCACAAATACACCAGCCGAATCTTTCCACCTGGGTTGCGTGGGTAAGGTTTGCTAACTCTTCCCAGCTTATCGAATCTTCATCATTCATTACTTGATCACTTCCTCAAAAGGATTCGGCGCTTCTACCTTAAACATCTTCACCTTAACTAGGCAAGGAATACATATCCCCCGCATATCTTCCAGAATCAAAAATGCTTGCGAGTTCTCGCATAGTCCGCACTTCATGCTTCCCCCTCTTCTAAAGTAAATTGGAACTCTTCCGAATTACATACAGGGCAATTACCACCCAAGTCATTGAGGATTTCCATTTCTAGGGTTTCCTCAGTTGCCCAACTACATACGGCGCAACTAACCTTTGTTATCCCGTGATAAGTCCTTGCCATGATTTCCCCTTCCCTAAGTTGTGTAGTCAGACTTTACTCTCTCATGATCATTTAGTCAAGTCTATTTATCAAAACTTTTTTTCAATATCTATCACTGTGGGGCAGTCCGCGTAAGGATTCTCCTCTTGATCATTATCTTCGCAAGTACAAAACCCAAACAACTCCACTTGAGATTTGTGAGTTAGCTCTGCCAGCTCACCCCACGAGATATACGTTTCAGTCATATTATTTTTCACCCTTTAACGATTAACAAATTGTTAGATTTAATTACTTCATAACCCTTGCTCTTTAACACTCTATTCATAAGATATAAAGCGCCATGCTGACGTTCTAAAAAGATTTCATGACCTTTTTCAGAATTATGATTTAGGGAAGTGCTTACATAATAAACTTTTACATTTTCTCCGTCTTGTTTACAAACGTAACCTTCACTAACAACATCTGAAACGCGACCTCGTTCAGTAGTGCTTTTATCTAATTTGGTATTTGCCTTAATAACCCTTGAGATAGTTGAGGCTTTCATTTCTTCCCCTTTCTTTATAGTGATGACTTTACTACTTTGTGATCACTTAGTCAAATACCCCCACCGCGCAAGGCGGTAGGGGTATAAAACAAAAACGAAACCTAGTCTTTCTCGATTTCGTCCAAAATCTCCCACAAGACTATCTCCGCAGCTTGTGCAGCTTTGTCTAGTCTTTCTTGGAGTGTAAGCGGTGTACCCATGTTTCCCCCTTCCTTTAGGTATTGAGATGATCCTACCACAGGGGAGTAAAAAAGCAAAACACATTTTTATTTTTTTTTATTTCCAACCCCGCAGGGGAATTGCGGGGCGGAAACTTTA